TTAAGATATTCAACGGTATGCCTGCCCAAATCCTTCTATATACAGTCTATCCACTTCAGTAAACTGATATAGTCTGAAGTCCTGAAACGTTCCGTACATACTAGCACCTGGATCCCTACGATCGAAATCAGTTAGCATACTGAGTTTACTATCAGTGTCCAGTGCTTCTATAGTACCGTATAGTGTAAGTCTTGGGTTATTCATTTCAGTACGTTTTACATGAGGCATCGCGAAGTATAGGGTAATCTGATTATTCAGTTGTATATTACGAGTGTGTGTGCTTAAATCACTCAGCAACAAGTATATGGTATTGTCTTTTACAATGGGAGTTACTTTAGTTACTTCAGGATAGTCATTTGCAAATGTACCCATCGCCGCTTGCTGATAGTTTGTCAGTATGTGGTTTACTGTGTCAGTTACTTGATTAATGTCGTGATACATTGTTAATTCCTTAAAAAATTTTTCCAAAGGGCTTCGCCCGGTACTACCTTATTTACTGTTTAAACTCGCATCCTGGGCAAAAAAATTCTTTTCAGGGCTTCGCCCTAGGATATCTTACTGGGTTTAATAAACTCGCACCACTAGCTGATCAAGTCCACACTTACCATGCGCAAGTCAATCAATCTTTCTTTACGGTCAGACTGACTGTCTATAGTAAGATGTTCTGTAATAAATTCTGGATCTATGCGTCCTATAGGTATAGGTCTAGTTAACTTTGGTGTAAGTTTAAATCCCCAGGACTCTAACCAGGGATTAATTATTTTTTTATGAAACAGTTCGTATCCTGGACGTATCTCAAATCCGCCTTTGGTAGTTCCTACTGTATTAGTTATATCAAAATTAAAAGGATCGTCATGATCAATGTAACAGGTATGATAGTCTTTGCCTAGTATATTTTTTAGATCATAAACATTTAAATCCCAATCTTGTGTACTACGCACAGCTGGACCGTAACCGCTTGCATAATTCCAATCCAGCTTCTGACTGTCAGTACATCCGTCTTCCATTTTAGCATCCCAATCCAGCTTGTGTCCTATAACACCGTGTATGTGTTCTGGATACTGACTCATTACCGTCTCGTTGTATATACCTTTGCGTGGGTTATAGATCGAACTGTTTTCTATACGATGCACATAAGCATTTATCTGATGCAAGTGATGCCATACAACGTCTTTTTCCGCCTGTGATACTTTGGGGTGTGTGTATTGTTCAGCTTTGCCAGGAAAAAAGTAAGGCCAAGCATAGTTTAAGTTCATATTAAACAATTGTAGTTTGTGCCGGTATAGTTCCTCATGAGTCATTTCTACATGACAAGTTGTTGCCTGTGTTAAACACATGGTTGTAAATCCACGATGTATACGGTTTAAATCACTAAAGTCTGGGTCAGCCGGTAGATGTCCTGATGTCCAGTTTATTCCCCTACTGAGTATATAGTCAATACTGGAGTTTACTCTAGATATGTAGTCTTGTTTTCTTGATATTACTTCCGGTTTTTGATAGTATTCAGGCCCGGTTGATCGGTCGCGATCGCTACTGTTGCCCAATACAAAGTCAGGGTTGTGATTGTTTTTACGTATAGGTATACTACTGATATGTTTCTGGAATACCATACACCAGAACTCTGTAAAGTAGTTGTCAGCTAGAACAATCTCACCGTCGACTCCGTTTGCTAGACTGAATACTACACGTTTCATTTGCCAACAACCTCAAACTCTGGTGTACAGAATATAAGTCTGCCGCCTTGTTCAATCCAGTCAGCCATAATACGATACTGGAATAACTGTTTGAAGTGGAAAGGAAACACCAACATGTAGTCTGCTTTCTCTTTTGCTTCATCTTCGTGTACAATAGGAATACTAGTACCCACCAAGTATTTTCCTATCTTGTCAGGGTGTATCTCTGCGGCTCCAGATATAGTGTCGCTGTCTAATCCGTAATACTGCATAATAGTATTACCTTTGGTACTTGCTCCCATGATATAGATCTTTTTACCTAGATCGTTTACTTCACGTATAAACTGCATAGTCTTTTCGCGATTGTGTTCGATATTAGCTGCCCACTGGTTGATAGTTTCTGTACTGATATCTTCTGGATATACAATGCTTGGTCCTTGTTGTTGTCTAATAAACAGTTGGTAACTGCCGCCATTGATGTCGTTCTCACGAACTTCAAATATTTCAAGTCCGTGTCGCTCCATAAGGTTCATTAAACTGATGTAACTGTAATACTCAATATGTTCGTGTATAACATTACCGATGTCATTTGTTCTTAACATGGGTGCAGCCGTCATTAACTGACACAACCAAACACCGTCATCTGCTAGTATGCTTTTAATATCCTCTACAAACTGATTTGGATTGTCTAGATCGTAAAACATTGCAACCGTTGTAACTACCTTAGCTTTACGATCGCCCACATGCTTCAACCAGTTCTCATGAGTAAAGAAGTCTCCAATCAGTACATCAGTGTGTTGCTCTAGTTCAGCATGTATGTTTTGTGCAGGATCACATCCAACACGTATAACTTGATCGCTATCCCAAAAACTTAACAGTGTGCCGTCATTAGCACCAATGTCTACAACTATGTCGCCCTGTTCAATGTCTACTAGTTCATTTACATCATATACAATGCTTTGTAGGTTGTCAACAATCTTTTTATTAAGTCTTGACAAGTACCAATAGTTCTCGTATAGTTCCTGTTCTCTTACTGTGTGTTCTAATTGTATTAAGTCGCAGTCTGCACAATGTACTAGTGTTAGCGGTGCGCTACCTACATCTGTGTTAGGCTCTGCCATAAATGCATTAATTTTTAATTCGCCTATATCAAATACAGTTGTTAAGTCAGTGCCCTCGCAACTACGACAACATTCTATCTTTTTAACATGTCTCATTTTAATTCTCGTCTCTTTTAATATATATTTCTTTTAATTCATTATAATTAGATACTACCTGTTCATAATTAATATTACTTTTTTGTACATAAAAATCCTCTTTGACATCTGGTAAATCCAATTTAATATCTATTTCATCTCCATAATAAATTTTTTGAACACTTTTCCAATTTTTATTTACAAGTTCTAATAGTTTGTTTTCTCGGTTATACAATGATAAAAAACCTTTTTTATAAAAATACTCAGTAATAATATGACTACCAGATCTGCCAATTGTTTTTACAACATATTTCATTACCACTCTACCTTGATTGTTTGCTCTTGTAATATGATGTCCCAATCTACATCCGTACTATTAGTACAATAACCCAGTGGTATTTTTCCTATACAAAATGCATCTGTTGGTACCTGATGTTCAGTAAGCCACGATTGAAACTCTGGGCGTGCTAATACATCTGTCATAAAGCCGTTGGGCTGTAGTTCCCAACCAGGACAATATGTTTTATCTATATTTGTCATATCAAACTGACTAGGATTATCACAGTTTACCCAACAAGTATAATACTCTTTACCTAGCACAGCAAATGGCAGCCATAAGTCTGGCTCAGTATCGTATGTGCAATACTTACGATAGTCGTTAGGTATGTCTAGTACATCAAATGCTGTATCTAATCCGCTGGTATATCTTTGTATAATATGTCTGCCGTCTTTGTATTCATATCCCCAATCTTCCAATTGTAAGCATCTTGGACTAGTAATAGTTTCTTCATACCAGTGTATATCACAATTCATTTCAAACAATATACGAGTAATATCTTCAATATCATCCTGTTCTATTGTAAATTCTGGTTGATGATCTTTTAAATAATCATAATCTTTCCAGTGATTCCATTTACTATTATTAATATCTTCTATAGATGCATTAGGTAATTCCCAATTTGTTTGAGTAAATGCACCATGTGTTACCCATAAATGTAATTGATTTAGTCTTGCTTGTTTTAAATTATGTATTCCCATTTTTCCTGGAAAGTTTAAATTATATTTTTCTTTTAATTCATCTACATGTGCATCAAACTTAGTGCTGTATTTTCTCCTAATTAATTTTATTGCTTCAGACGACATTGTACATTTAGGAAATAAATTTTCATTCCAAGTTTCTCTCATTTGCATTTTGCTAACATTGTTACGCCAACTGTTAACAAACTCGTTGTCTATCAGTTCTATTTCAACAACACCACTGTTAAAATATATCTTCATTCTAAATCCTTTACATAACTTATATCAGGATATGTATAACTGCCTGCACAGTCGTCATTGTTGTCTGGTAATACTTGTAACCTAGACAATCCTAACTCTGCTGTTTCTGGTGTCATAAAATAATGCCAGCCAACAAATGTAATATTATCTTGTTCATACGGTACACTCATATCTCTACCATCATGTACTGCACGTTGCGCCCATTTATAAAAAGCATAATCGTCTGTTAGTATCATACCGCCACGCACTGTACTCAATATCTTTTTAAACTGAAAGCTCAAACACTGATACTTGCCTGGCTGGTAGCAACCTCTGTATAGTCTTGCAGCACTATCAACAACACGTGTATTGTCTATACAGTATGCGCCTTGCCACTCTGTATCCTGAAACTCTGTATCTAATCCTAAATGTTTTGCTTGCATAGCAACACTAACGTATGTATTTTTAGGAAGTCCTATCCAGGAAATATTATTTTCTTTCTTCTCATAATACAAACTCATGTATAGTGCATGTGTGCAACAGTCAGTTGCAATAGCAAAAGGCGCACCAGTGTACGCTGCTATTTGCTTTTCAAATTCATGTACTAAGTCAAACGGGTTTGCCATTCTCATCTACCTTTACAATAGGCGGATCACTATCGTGCCACCGTTTAGTTAACAAACTAACAAACTTAAAGTCAGTAAGCGCAATAAATGTATGTGCAGTAAACTTAGGAATACAAATACTATCTCCTGTTTGTAATACCTGCTCGTTTACTTCGTCTCCATCATACTCTTTAAACAAACATACACCGTCTACTACTGTCATATATTCTGTAAAGTGTGGATGATAATGATATCCACGTGCGTCACCTTCTTTGGTAATCATTAAGTTCCACTCTACTATCTCTTGATCAGGATAAAAACTTCTAATAGTTCCACGATGATCTTCAAATAGTTCTGGCTCTAATACTTTACAATACTTCATTTAATTCTCTTTTACAACATTCCAAAGCTTCTTTATAGTTTGTAATTAAATTTTCAGGTCGTGCCTTGGTAGGTTCTGATTGTCCTTGTAAATTATTTTTACAGAATTCCTCATAATATTCTATACTATAAGTTATATTATTGTCAATTAAAGTTTGTTCCATTTGATATTCTAAGTCTAATAATTTATTAGATCTATTTTTTACTTCATTTAAATTTAATTCAAAGCAAGGAAGTTTATCTTCTTTTTGATAATTATATACATCTTGGATATTATCTAATTTATTTCTTAAAAAATCAACAACAAACCAACTCATTATTTGATTAGATTTTATTTTCCTTTTTGTTAGTAGTGCTGTTACTGTATGATTTTCACTAATTGGTACAAAGTTTACAGTATGATCTTGTATAATATAATTTAGGTTTTTGTCAAAGTTGTACTCTGTTTTTACACTAGTATGCTCATAAGTATAACCTTGAGCTATGTAATGTCTTGAATACATTGTACTGCCACTACGTTGTACTCCTTTGACTAAAACTAAATTCATCCTCGCATTCCTTCAAATACAGTTTTGTCAAACCTGTCATTAGTTTGTGCTATTACTTCAAATAGTTTTAAGTTAAGCTGATACTTGTTACAAAGTTGCTGTGCTGCTTTTACATCTTTAGGCAAACATGCACCTCCATAGCCTCTCAAGTCTTTGCTTACGTCTAAATATTCATCTGGCATTGTGTTATTTTTTAAGAATGCTTCTTTAACTTTGTTATAGTCAGCACCAGTTGCTTCACACATTTCATAGAACACATTTGCAAATGTAATACGTGTAGCATTAAACACATTATGGTAATACTTCATCATTTCTGCTTCTGTAGGACTTACTCTCATAAAGCTCTTGGGTAAGTCTCCATGACTACGCTGCACTAGGTATGCATGGTTTATATTATCACTTCCTACCAATAGCAGTTTGTGATCAAATATAAAATCATATTCAGCACTACGCTCTTTTAAAAACTCAGGAACAAATACTATCCTATCATTATATTTTTCTATAAAACGTTGTGTGGTTCCAGGTTCAATAGTACTTTTAATCGCTGTAACACCTTTATAGTTCATGTCATGCAAACGTGCAACAACTAGTTCTACTATATCAGTATTACAACTACCATCTTCATTGCTTGGTGTAGGAACACAAACGTAGCATATTTCTGTATCTAATACGTCACTTAAATCAGTATCAAGTTTTATATCATGTACAATAACTTCGTATCCACATCGTTCAAATCCTGAACGACATGCACTACCTACTACTCCTAATCCTACAATGCCAATTTTCATTTACTCTTTCCATTTTACACTGCAACCAAAACTTGGATTAATATCCCAAGTAATTGGTTTATCTGCAAGCACTAGATCCATAGCATGACGTAAACTACTACCGCTTGCTGGTAAGTCATTGCTTGTGTGACTAGGATCTAGTTCTCCATGATATGCAATTTGCATCTCTCTATTAATGACATAAAACTCTGGCGTACATACTGCACCGTATGCTTTTGCTATTGATTGGTCTTCATCATAAATGTACTGGCAGTCTAGCCCCCAACCTTTACGAGTTGGTTCCATCATCTCAGGTGCGTCATCAGGATAGCGAGTATGATCGTTACTGTTTACTGCCGTAATAATAAATCTATCTTTATACTCGTTTACCAAATTTACAATAGCAGGTATTCTATATAACACATACGGACAATGGTTACAAATTATCATTACTAATGCTGGTGCGCCTGGTATCATATCACCAATAGGCAGGGCTGCTTTGCCTACCATATTATCACTTACCTTTAATACCATCTAATATCTCCTTTATACCTTGCTCCATACTTTTGTACTGATAGTCTGGAACAATACTGTTAAGTTTTGTTAAGTCAGGTAATCGTCTTACTGTGCTGCCAGGTGGATCTGGTTTTAGCTCTAGTAATTTTACATCCTTAACAATTTGTTGCATAATAATATGTGCAACATCTAAAATTTTTAATTCGTCGTTAGATCCTATATTAATTATTTCATTAGGTATATTATATGTCTTTTTAA